CGCTCAAAGCCGTGAAGGAATTGACTACGTTGGCAATGATTACGGAGGGTCGCGACAGTGTTCAGCAAGACCCCGAAGCCGACGAAGAGTAACGCAAAGCGAAAGCCATCTGGCATCGAGACGCTACGCGAACGCGAACGCCGACAGAAGGCCGAGCAACGCGCAGCGGCATCGGTCATACGCATTCCCGAGTGTGCGGACAAGGAACGCCGCAAGCGTTTAGAAGCGGATGACGTCGCTTGGCTGATGTATTACTTCGGACCCGAGTCCGGTTGTGACGATCCATTCACTTATCAATTTGTTCCGCAGCAGTTGGAGATGATTAGGGCCGTTGGCGATGCCATGCGGAATGGCGGCGACCAATCAATTGCGGCAAGTCGTGGCGAGGGTAAGACGCTGATTGCGGAGCGATTGGCTACCAAGTATGTTTTGACGGGCGATTGTGATTATGTCGTCATCTTTGCGGCAACCGGTCCAGCGGCACAAGCCATCCTCCACTCAATCGCCAACTACTGCGAGACGAATCAGCTACTCGCGGCCGACTATCCCGAAGTGTGCATCCCTGTTCGCAACCTGGAAGGTGCTGTGCAGCGTGCGCGGAGCCAGCGTGCCAACGGAACGCAATATGACAATGGCGTTCCCTATACGCTGGCACGCCTGCGGTATTCGTGGTGCGGCGACGAGTTGACGTTTCCGCACACCCCTGGCAGTCCGTCGGCTGGCGCAATCATTGCGACTCGTGGACTAGATGCCGCCGTTCGTGGTCTCCGCAAGGGCCGACGGCCGAAGCTGGCGATTATTGACGATCCAGACACCGAACAGACGGCGGCAAGCGAAGAGCAGGCCGCAAAGCTGCTCAAGCGAATCGACGCCACGATTGGCGGTCTAGGCGGACAGAGGCAGCGTATCGGGCGTGTTGTGCTGACGACGATCCAGAGCCGCGTCAGTGCGTCGTTCGTGTTGACGGACAGAACGCAAAGGCCAAACTTCAAGGGCCGTCGCTATAGGTGGCTCGTTACTCCGCCCGATCGGCTTGACCTGTGGGACGAATATGTGTCGATGCGGCAAGAGGACGGCAAGCTAGTTACCGCTACGGGTGAAAATGTCGATCCCGAATGCCGGCGCTCGAACGCGTTCTATTTGGCCAACCGCGAAGAAATGCTACGCGGGGCCGTTGTGGCCAATCCCAATCGGCACAATGACGCTAAAGCCAGCGACGGCAGCCAGATGGAAGCGGACGCGTTGCAGGCCTACTTCAATTTGGTGGCCGACCTAGGTCCGGTAAATGTCGCGACGGAATACGACAACGATCCACCCACCGAAGAAGCGGCGATTGACACGAGCCTAACCCCGCAGATGATTCAGCGGCGGGTCAATGGCGAGGAGCGTAGGATTGTGCCCGCAGGCTATACGCTGGTTACGTGCGGAGTGGACGTCCGAAAGATCGAATTGCACTGGGTGATACGTGCATGGCGACAAGATGGAAGCGGTCACACGCTGGATTACGGCACGTGGGATGTTGTTGGGACGCGTTACGGATCGGATGACGGCGTTGATGAAGCCATCCGCAAAGCAATCACCGGGTTCGCGGAATCGCTACTCGACAATCCGCCGCAACGGCACGATGGTGAAATAGTTCCCGTGGCGTTGACGTTGGTCGATAGCGGTTGGCGATCCGACGCGGTGTATGCCGCGTGCGCGGCTGTTCGTGGGTTCATGCCTTCGAAGGGTTTTGGACGATCCTCGGGAACTGCTGGCGCCAATTTCAGCGAATACCGCAGGCGATCGGCGGACATCAAGCCGGGTGACGGTTGGTTTCTTTCGCGGCAAAAAGGTTTGTGGCTTGCCTGCCTGGATGCCGACCGCTGGAAGAACTACGAGCAAGATCGATGGCTGACGCCGATCGGCAATCCTGGGGCGTTTACGCTATGGGGCGTGTCGAGCGAAGGCGCTGGCCGAATGACGGTCGACGAATCGTCACACTCGATCTACGCTCGCCATGTGACCAATGAACGCGAAATGGACGAGCTACACAAAGGCCACTTGCGGCGCGTCTGGAAGACGCGAAGCGAATACAATCACTTTCTTGACGCGAGCGTTTACGCCACCGTAGCGGCTCAGCTTAAGGGCGTGACGCTGGCGACCGGTAGTCAGTCGGTTGTCGAATCGATTAAGCGTAATGGCGTGGCGGGGCGGCCCAGCTTGGCGCAGCTAGCGAGGCGAAAATGACGGAACGCGAACGACGGCCGACCCTCGGGGAACTGGCATCGCAAGCCACTGGCGGCGACGGCTGGGAGTGCCCGCGTTGCGGATGCCGCGATTGGCGGGTGGAGGACAGCTATTTCGTTCGCGGCCGCAACGAGCGGATGCGCCGGCGATTCTGCCGACATTGCAAGCAGGTGCTACACACGCGCGAAATCCCAATCGAGGCGGAAGCGGAAAAATTTTCGCCATCCAATCCCGGTAATAGTACCGACGCCGACGAAAACTTGACGCGGCTGGGTATCGTCGGATTAGATGCTGGTAATGACGACGCCACAAAGCATCTCCGACGCAATCGAAAACACGGCTAAGAATCCGGCCAGTGTCACCGTCGGCTCGCAAAGTGTCACCGCGCAATCGATCCGCGACCAAATCGAAGCCGATCGGTATTTGGCCGCTAAGGCCGCAGGCCAATCGACCGGGCAACGCGGGTTCGGAATCCGTATCCAGCGGATCAAACCGCAAGGCGGTGGCTAATGGCTATCGACTCCGTGGCGCTCTATACGGGCCGCAGGCGAGCGCAAGCCGTCAAGCCCGACATACGGGCCAGATACGACGCGGCAAGCGATAGCGTCGAGTTTCAAAATTATTGGGCCAACGTTGACGCGTATGACGCGGACAGCGCCAACAGCAAAGGCGTCCGTCAAAAGCTTGTCAAGCGTAGTCGCTACGAAGCCGGAAGCAACGGCTACGCGGACGGCATTGCCCAGACGCACGCCAATTTTCTCGTCGGCCTAGGGCCTACACTGTCGGTCAAGACGGCTGACAGAGCGTTAAATCAGCGGATCAATGCGGAATGGCGGAAGTGGTCAAAAGCGATCCAGCTACGTCGTAAGCTGTGGACGGCGGCGCACGCCAAATTGGTTGACGGTGAATCGTTCGGGATCGCGACTGCCAATCCGTCTGTCGATCATGCCGTTAAGCTTGACGTCGTGATGATCGAGTGCGACCAAGTGACGACGCCTTACGTGCCCTATCGTCGCGAAGGCGTGATTGACGGTGTGACGTTCGACCAATACGGCAATCCGTTGATTTATGACATCCTGCCGCAACATCCTGGCTCGCAATGGGCGGTTTACTGGCAAGATCCAAAGCCGGTAGCGGCTCGATATGTCCTGCACTGGTTTCATTGCCGCAGACCGCAGCAACATCGAGGGGTGCCCGAGTGCAAGAGCACAATGCAAGTTGGGGCCAGTAGCCGCAGATGGCGTGAAGCAACGGTGAGCGCAGCGGAGACTGCCGCGAGCTTTGCCGCGTTGCTCTACACCGAGATGCCGCCGGGCGACGCCGAGCCTGTAGCCCCGTTCTCTACGCTCGAAATCGAGCGGCGAATGATGGCCGCGCTGCCCATGGGGTACAAGGCCGAGCAGATGCAGGCCCAGCACCCGAACGCCAGCTACGACAGTTTCAATCGAGCGCAGATTGCGGAATTGGCCAGACCGAAAAACATGCCATACAACATGGCTGCTTGCGATAGTTCGCAGTCCAACTACGCCAGCGGGCGGTTGGATTTTCAGCCTTACTTTACGGGTGTCGACATCGAGCGGGCCGATTGCGAGGATTGCGTTCTCGACAAGCTATTCCGCCAATGGTGGCGTGAAGCCGCGTTGGTGTTTGGGTTTGGCGATCCTCGGGACGTCCCCGAGCATCAATGGGACTGGCCCAATCATCCTGTCGCGGATGTCGGCACTGAAGCCAGTGCCACCAACGTCAAGCTGCGAAATGGCACGTTGACGCTGCGGCAAGTCTACGCGGACGCTGGCGACGACTACGACGAAGCCGTAGAGACGATGGCGCGTGATTACGGCGTGACGGTTGACAAGATCAAGGAAACACTGCTACTCGCCAACTTCAACGCGACGAATCAAATTGGTTCGATTGCCCAGGCGGACGTGCAACGGCAAAACGCACAGACGCAAAGCGCCACACAGCTAGCCATGCAGCGAGGTGGCGCGAATGGCTAAGCGTATGCGGCTCAAGACAAAGCCGACGATTAAAGCTGCCGCTGCCGGCAAGGTGCCGTCTTTTTCGATGGTCGCCTACAACGGCGGACCGATGTATGTCGACGGCTACGACGACCCGATTGTCATTGATTTGAGCGGGCTGAAAGTCGCCCCGAGTGTTGTCGCTAATCTCAACCATGACAGCGAAGACCCCGTTGGCCATGTGACGGACATCGGCAATGACGGGTCAAGCTTGGAACTTGGCGGGATGCTGAGCTACGCCAGCGAATCGCGGGATCAAATTGTTGAGAGCGCGACGGGTGGCGGGTTTCCGTTTCAAGCATCCGTTGAAGTGACGCCAGATGTTATCGAGCGATTACCAAGCGGACAGACGGCGGTTGTGAATGGACAGACTATTACCGGACCGGCTGTGATTGCTCGAACCGGTTATTTGTACGGAGTGGCTTTCGTGCCGCGCGGTGCGGACGAATCGACGAGCGTTAGGATTGCGGCCAAAGCCGCCCAAATGAAAGGTAGTGCTATGACTTTCGAGGAATGGATTGCGTCTCTTGGATTGCAGATGGACGCGCTGAGCGCTGAGCAAGTCGCTCAACTCAAGTCGGCCTATGGAGCGTTGCAAGGCACCGCCCCAAGTGCGCCGACGGATACGATGGCCGCACAATCGGCTGAAGACACGATGCAAGCCGAGTACAAACAAGACACCATGCAAGCCGGCGCGGCGTGGGATGCGGTTGACATTCGAGCGGCACACGCTGACGCGCTCGATAGCCTGGATGCCGAGTTGCTCGCCATCGAAGACGACGCGCCCGCCAACGTGCTGGCAGAAGCCAAGAAATCCGCCCGCAAGGGGCTTGGCGATTTGAAAGCCAAGGCCGCGCGAAGCCGCTGGAATGCGGAAATCTACCGAGCGAAGGCTGGCGAAATCTTGGCTAATGCCAAGCTGACGATCGTACGCGGTTCGCGCCCGACCGCTCCCGCGATCCACGCCAGCGGACGCGACACGAACGGCGATGTGTTGGCCGCTGCTGTGTGCCAACGTCTCGGCTTGAAAGACCTGGACAAGCAGTTTGGCGAAAAGACGCTGGATTCCGCGCATCGCGAATTCCGGGGACGGCTGGGCATTCAGCAACTTGTCATCATGGCCGCCGCTTCGAACGGCTGGACCTGCCGGCCGGGCGAACGCCTTCACACTGGCAACCTTCGTGAGGCGCTCGAATACGCTTTGCCCCGTCGCGACATTCGCGCGTCGGCTGGCTTTTCGACGTTGAGCTTGCCGGGAATCCTG